AGCTGGGTGAAAATATTCCACCTTGGCTCTATACCGATAGACCTGTGCGTCTTAGCGTTCTTGGGAACGAAGGCAAGCCTGTTTCCTCTCACGAGCTCTGCTTGCGAGAAGAAGTCCTCCCTCATGTCTTCCGAAAATAAATCGGAAGCCAGGGGAGCGACCCAGGGCGTGCATGCACCACGAGTACCGAACTTGTTATACGTGGAGTGTTTCACTCCCGTTGTGGACAGGTCGATACCCGGGCCGAACCGACAGTTTGCAGCTATTTGACCATAAGAGATTTCTCCCAGAACAGAGGCAATTTTTCGCCGAGCGCTCTCGAAATGAGAGCCGACGCGAAAGGGGTAGGGGGTTCCCCCCTCGAGCCAAAGTCTGTGGAAATAATTTGTGGCCTTACAACTCTCTTCCGCATCCTGCCACTTTTTCAAGGCGGCAGCTTCACGATCTACTTTGACTGGAAAGTCTGGGTATTTCTTGAAGAAAGATACGACGAGATAATCGTCGGCAAACTCACTAGCAGAATCATACTCCATAGGGTGAATATCAACGTCAAGTAGACGCTTATACTCTTTCTTTTGAAGTAGTTCAGCACATAGGTTTGCCAGAGGACTGTTGACAATAGCGCAAAGCCGAAGATAGAAATGCTCGATAAGTCCATCTTTCACTTTCGTGTCAGGTGTAATCATTGAGCGGCTCCTTTAGCGATTGCAGAGGCCAAACTGGCCCAGGAAACGCACGGAGTCCTTATATCGCGCTGTGTCCGCGAACCAGTTAGCTAACTGGTCCGCGGTAAATACCGGATACGAGTCGTCTCGCTTGAGACGCACGTATAACCCGGGATCACCGCAATCGATATGTATCTTCGACGGTTTCACCGAGCTAGCCGTGAGGTCGCGCTCGATGAACACTCTGTCAGCACTCAATTGGGCACGAACGTATAACGTTCCATGCATCCCATCATGACTCATCGCACTGCGACGAATCATTTTGATCAACATGTTGCGATATTCACGACGTGTCCGAGAGCGCTGTTTCGGTGGTAAGAAACCTTCATGGATCGCACATCCTACTCGGTACACCTCGTGGTATGCGGAGAATGGCGAGTTCATCCCCAACACGTATCGTACGTTGAAGTGTCGTGTCGACACTTCGTCGTCGATTACGAGCTGGAGATAAGCAGTCGTTTTTCCGTAACCGCGAGATGCCAACGCCGCCTTTATGGCGGCCAGTTCTGAGAACAGGGACATGATATTTCCTAAAAAGTTTAACTTACCAAACGGGTTCGAAGTTCCAAACGGCGTTTTGCATCACGGCGTCGGCATTGATATTCTTGCAAAAAGCGAGAAGATCTTTGCGTTCCGCCAGAGATGACCGCGCCGGCAACGAGAACTGTTCACGCGAGAACAGTTTGTAGGCCACCTTCGGCTTCGGGGTATAACCCCCATCTGAGCCGGAGATGACTTCCAACACTGGACATGTGATGCGGCGATCGACGTCGACTTTCGTCGGCGTCTCGCGAACGACCAAGGAGATAATACGACTGGCGATACCAATACCAGAAGCCTCACGGCTCTTGTACATGGCGACAGCAGTACTCTCCTTATTGGGCGTCACACCATTAGCGTAGAACACCACGTTTACAGGAGCCACCTGGCCATCGGCCAAGGTGATGTTGCTTTG